GTTCGGTTGCAAGTGGTTTTAGTGCTGTAGAGGGCGCAATGGGTTTAGTAGGGGTAGAATCCGAAAAGCTACAAGAAACAATGTTACGTGTTCAAAGTGCAATGGCTTTAGCGCAAGGACTTGAAGGCTTAGAAGATGCTGGACGTGCTTTTAAACAATTGGGTTCGGTTGCTATAAATGCTTTAAAAGGAATTAAAGGAGCTTTAGCAGCAACGGGTATAGGTCTTTTTGTAGTTGCATTAGGCACTGTTGTAGCTTATTGGGATGACATTAAGGAAGCGGTTAGTGGTGTAAGTGATGAACAAACTAAATTAAATGAAAAAACAAGTGCTAATTTAGAGGCATCAGAGGCAAAAGTATCGGCATTAGATAAGCAAGATAATATATTAAAGCTACAAGGCAAAAGCGAAAAGGAAATTTTGCAACTTAAAATAACTGAGCTTGATGCTACAATTAAAATAGCTGAAACAAATTTAGAAAATCAAAAAGCTACAAAGAAAGCACAGGTTGAAGCGGCTAAAAGAAACAGAGATATTTTAGTCGGAATAATTGATTTTATAGCTAAGCCACTTGAAATGCTTTTAAAAGGAGTGGATAAGGTTGCTGAATACTTAGGTCAAGATAGCGGATTGGCAAAATGGTTTGAAGGTGCGAAAACAAGCGCAGCCGAATTAATATTTGACCCCAAAGAGACAGCATCGGAAGGAGACAAAGCAATAAAGGCGGCAGAGGAAAAATTAACTGAATTAAAAAATCAACAAGCAGGTTTTCAACTTTCTATTAAAGAAATAAATAAAACAGAAGCTCAAAAAACAATAGACGCTAATAAAGAAAAAAACGATTTAATAAAAAGCGCAAACGCAGAAGCAGCACGTTTAGCAATTGAACAACAAAACGAACTTAATAAAAGATTAGAAGATATTGCAGAACAAAACTTTCAAAATAGTTTAACAGAACAAGAACGTGAAATTTTATTAGTTAATGACAAATATTTTGAACTTGAAACTTTAGCGGAAGGAAATAAAGACGCACTTGCAGAAATTGAATTGGCTAAAATGAATGAGCTAAACGATATTAATTTAAAATATCAAAACATAGCTTATGAAAATGACAAGGTAGCAAAAGAAAAAAAGGCTGCTTTAGATAAAGAAGCAACAGAAAAAGAAATTGCAGCAGCTAAGGCAGCAGCAGAACAAAAAGCAGCGTTACAACAACAAGGTTTAGACACGGCATTACAAGGCGTTCAATTAATAGCGAGTTTATTTGAAAAGCAAAAAGGAGTTCAAAAAGCAGCAGTAATTGCAGAAAGCGCAATAGGTATTGCAAAAATGATTATTTCAAATAAGTTAGCAAACGCTGGAGCTTTAGCAACTCCTCAAGCAATAGCAACAAGTGGGGCAGCAGCTGCGCCAGTTATAGCAATGAATAATATTTCAACAGGTATTGGAATCGCTGCTAACATTGCAGCAACTGCAAAAGCTTTAAAAACTTTGGGTGGGGGAAGCCCTCCTTCAGCTCAAAACCCAAGTGGTGGAGGCGGTGGTGCTGGTGGTGGTGCTATGGCACCTCAATTTCAAACTATAGGAACAAGTGGCGTAAATCAATTAGCAACATTACAGCAACAGCCAACAAAGGCATATGTAGTGAGTGGTGAAGTTACAAGCGCACAGGCTTTGGATAGAAATAGAGTACAAAACGCAACATTATAAGTTAGATAGTTATGGCAAAGATGGAAATTATAGAACTGCTAATTGATGAGAATAAAATCGAAAGCGGTATCAATGCGGTTTCAGTAGTTGAAAGTCCTGCAATCGAAGAGAATTTTGTAGCCTTAAAAAAACACGAAGTAGAACTTAAAGAAGTTGACGGTGAAAAACGTATCTTAATGGGCGCAGCTTTAGTTCCTAATAAACAGATTTACCGTAAAAACGGAGACAAAGAGTTCTATATTTATTTTAGTGAGGAAACAGTACGCAAAGCATCTGAGTTATTCTTAATGAGAGCCAACCAAAACAACGCAACGTTAGAACATGAAAAGAAAATGTTAGACGGTATGAGTGTTGTTGAAAGCTGGATTATTGAAGATGAGAAACAAGACAAGTCAGCAAAATACGGATTCAATTTACCGAAAGGAACTTGGATGATTTCAATGAAAGTAAATAACGATGAGATTTGGAACAAGGTAAAAGCTGGTGAAGTAAAAGGATTCAGCATTGAGGGTTACTTTGTAGACAAATATGAAATGAGTTTACAAGAAACCGAAGATGATAGGTTAATAAAAGCTATTCGTGATTTAATACTAAAAGACGAAAACTACAATTTAGAAACTTACAACGACTATCCAAAAGAGGCAAGCGAAAACGCTAAGATAGCTTTACGTTATGCTGAAGAAAACGGATGGGGTGATTGTGGTACGCCTGTAGGAAAAGCACGAGCAAACCAATTAGCAAACGGTGAAAATATAAGCGAAGATACAATTTCACGAATGGCAAGTTTTGAGCGACATAGACAAAGTTCACAAAAGGAATTAGGTGACGGTTGCGGTCGTTTAATGTGGCTTGCATGGGGTGGTGACGCTGGAGTTGAATGGGCTCAGAGAAAGTTAGAACAAATCAGAAACAAATAACATGGCAGAAAAAACACTAAGTAAAGTTAGCCCACGAGGTGGCAAAAGGGGTTGTTTATGTAAAGACGGAAAATACTCTAAGGAATGTTGCGACGGAAGTTTACAAGCGCAAGGGATAGGCAAAACAGCCAGTGTAACGCCACAAAACGTAACGATTACAGAAATAGACGGAGTACGCACGATAGTACGACAAAACGGATAAAAAAGGAACAAGTATAAATTCAAAAGTTAATAAGTTAAACGTTATAAAAATGAACACACAAAAAGCAGTTTACGAAAAACTATTTTCTAATCAAGTGGAATTGGAAAAACACGAAGTTGAATTAGCAATGTTTAAGTCAGTTCAAGAAATTGAAAAACAATACGCTGATTTATTAGCTAAATCAAATGAAGCTTCAAGATATGTAAAAGCTATAAATGATGCTAAAATGGGTTTAAATAATTTAGGAAAATCATTAAATGTACTTTCCGAAGCTTTTATTAAAGATGCGAACAGCACAATTACCGAAGCAAAAGCATTGGGATTACAAGCTCCAGCATCTGTTACTAATTTACCGGGATTTGCAAAAGGAATAAAAACAAAAGCTGCTAATTTATTTAAGTTGGCAAATGCTATTGACGCTAACATTAAAAACCTTTAAATAAATAAAAATGAAAAATAGCTTAATAAACCAAATCAAAACTTTACTCGGAATGGAAGTAAAACTTGAGCAAATGAAATTAATGGATGGTGTAACAGTTTTAGAAGCTGACTCATTCGAAGCAGGTAACGAAGTATTTATCGTAACGGAAGATGAACAAAAAATACCTTTGCCAATAGGTGAATATGAGTTCGAAGATGGACGTATGTTAATAGTAGTAGAAGAGGGTGTTATTTCCGAAGTTAAAGAAAAAGAAGAAGAAATTGAAGAGCCTGAAGCTGAGGTAGAAGTTGAAACCGAGAAAAAGGAAGAAATGGAAACTTCAAAACCAACTGCTAAGAAAACTATCGAATCAGTAGTTAAAGAAACTTTCTTTAGTGAAATAGAAAAACTAAAAGAAGAAAACGAAACTTTAAAAGCTGAACTAAGCAAATTAAAAGAGGTTAAAGAAACGGAAGTTGAGTTAGCTATCGAAGAAGAAGTTAAACCAATTTCTTTTAATCCTGAAAACGAGAACAAAGTAGAGGTTATTAAAATAGCTTCAAAAAGACCTCGCACAATTATGGATTCAGTAATGAACAAAATAAATAAGTAATAATTTAAAAAACAAAAAAAATGAGTACAACATTCACAAGCATTTCGAATGATTCTTTACGTCAAGTAGGCGTAGTTGAAACATTGACAGGTGCAACAACTTTAACTGCTGAAGATAGCGGTAAAGTATTTATTCTTAACGCTGCTGCAGGTGCGCAAATATCACTTCCTGCTGTTGCTGACGGAGCTGGTCAATCTTATAAGTTTGTAGTTGGTGCATTATTTGCAACTACTGCATGGACTATTAAAGCGGCTTCAAACAAAATCCAAGGTGGTGTTATCGTAAACAGCGTTAACGTACCGGGAGCAGACGAAAACACGATTACATTTTCAGCTTCAGCTGACACAATCGGTGACTTCGTAGAATTACATGGTGACGGTTCTAACTGGTATGTTTTCGGATTGGGAACTGCTGCTGGAGCAATTACATTAACAGTAGTATAAATAATTTAAAAAATTAAAATAAAATGAGTACAACACAATCAATTACAACTACTTACGCTGGCGAGTTCGCGGGTAAGTATATTGCAGCTGCTTTATTGTCAGCTCCAACTTTAGAAAAAGGCGGTATTACTATCATGCCTAACGTTAAATACAAACAAGTTATCAAAAGAGTAGCTACTGATGACATCATCAAAAATGCAACTTGTGATTTTGATCCAACTTCTACTGTAACTTTAACAGAGCGAGTTCTTCAACCTGAATCATTCCAAGTTAACCTACAATTATGTAAGGCTGACTTTAGAGCTGACTGGGATGCTATCCAAATGGGTTACTCTGCATTCGATGTATTGCCTAAGTCTTTCGCTGATTTCTTAATTGCACACGCTGCTGAGAAAGTTGCTGCTGGAATGGAGACTTCAATTTGGAGAGGTGTTAACGCAACAGCTGGACAATTTGCTGGAATCATGACACAATTAACTACTGACGCTGCTTTACCTGCTGCTCAAGAAATTGCGGGTACTACTGTTGATGCTACAAACGTTATTGCACAATTAGGTTCTATCGTTGACGCTTTACCTGCTGCATTGTACGGAAAAGAGGATTTAGTTCTTTATGTTTCTAACAACATTTATAGAGCTTACGTTCGTGCGTTGGGTGGTTTTGCTGCTGCTGGTGTAGGTGCTAACGGTTACGATAACAAAGGAACAAACCAAGTATTGAATGACTTGTATTTTGACGGTGTTAAAATATTCTTAGCTAACGGACTTGCTTCAAACACTGCACTTCTTTCTCAAACTTCAAACTTGTATTTTGCAACTGGTTTGATGAATGATATGAACGAAGTTAAGGTTATTGATATGGGTGACATCGACGGTTCTCAAAACGTACGAGTAGTTATGCGATTTACTGCTGACGCTAAATACGGTTTTGCTTCCGACTTGGTTACTTACGGAATCGTAAATTCAGCTAACTAATCAAACTAAACTATAAGCGAGGGTGGTGAAATATACGCCACCCTTTTTTGTTTAACATTAAAAAAATAATAAAATGAGCTGCGATATAGCAAACGGAAGATTAGAAGCGTGCAAGGATGCAATTTCAGGACTTCTAAATATTTACTTTATTAACTACGGTGCTTTAAATTTAGAGGACGTTGTTTATAAAGATACTGGGGCAAATTCAGATGTAATTGATTCATGGCCAGCAGATGCCCGTGTATCTCTTTACAAGTACGAATTAAAAGGCGCAAATGGTTTTGAACAAACTATTCAAACGTCAAGAGACAACGGAACAACGTTTTTTGAGCAGGTTTTGACTGTACAATTAAAAAAACAGGACATTGCTACACATAAGAATGTTAAATTGTTGGCTTACGGACGACCAAGAATCGTTGTTGAAACAAGAGACCACCAATATTTTATGGCTGGTTTAGACCAAGGCTGTGACGTTACTGCTGGAACTGTATCTTCAGGAACTGCAATGGGTGACTTCAACGGATATAACTTAACATTCACAGGAATGGAAAGAATACCTGCTAATTTCTTGGATTGCACAAACGAAACTGAATTATCTGAAATCTTTACTGATGGGGTTAATGATGCTTTAATTGTAAGTAATTAAGATTGCCTTTCCATAAATAGGTTTAAGACCCTGCCTTTTTAGGTGGGGTTTTTTATTTAAGAAACAATTTGAAGTGTTTTAAGTTAATAAAGTATGATAGTTTTAACTACTTCAACAAATCCACAAACATTTG